CCAATTGCGTTGGAGAATTTTCTATAACAAACAAAGTAAGAATGGTTTGTTACCAAAAGCATGGTTAACTGGTGCAGAAGTTTCTACATGGTTGAAAACACACAACTATATTGATAATGCTAAAGTGATGTATTTGTCATTTGCAGCTTCATCGGCATCTAAAGCACTTATCGCAGCTGCTGCATTAGCACAAGAGAATCCAGGTAAAGAGATTCGCCTTGTTTTGTATGTGAGTATGTTAGAAGGTTACGATTTGAGAAAGTGTTATGTTCAAGCTATTCTTAAATTCAAGCGTGATTTCTTTTCTAAATTATCACAGATTAGTTTTGCCTATTTTAATGGTAAACAACCATTAGATTTCCCTATTAAGTTATATGGTTGTGTGCCATCCAGAATTTCTGAAGTTTGTGAAGATATGGAAAAATTAATTATCTTTGGTAAGAACGACCAAAATATTAATGAACAATACCTTTCTACTTTGGGGTTGAGTAATTTGTTTGAATTAGATTCAAATGATACCGAAGAATTTGAGGAAGAAACTGTATAATGAAGAAAGATACCAGTAAAGATTTAGTGAGTGCTTCACAAAATGCTACTACTGGTGGTCGCAAGTTTGATGGTGGTAAACCTCAATATGGTTTACTACCACCACTTGCATTAAAAGCAACAGTTGATATTTTAACATTTGGTGCTCAGAAATATGAACCTGATAATTGGAAATATGTACCAGATTCCAAGCGCAGATATTTTGATGCATTACAAAGACACCTTTGGGCATGGAAAGAAGGTGAACAAAATGACCAAGAAACAGGAAAGAATCACTTAGCTCATGCTATGTGTTGCCTAATGTTTCTATATGAACATGATGTTAAATATTCGCCTGAAAAGTAGTATTGAATGTAGTATAATGAAGTTTCAATTACAATATGGAGTATGTTATGCAATTATCGAATGACACATTAAATGTCCTTAAAAACTTTGGTAATATCAACCAAGGTATGTTTTTCAAACAAGGCAAGGTATTAAAAACCATGTCATCAGGCAAGAACATTCTTGCTGAAGTAACAATCAAAGAAGATATTCCCACAAACTTTGGCATCTATGATTTGAACAAGTTCTTATCTGTGGTTTCTTTACATAAAGATAATCCAACATTTGAGTTTAGTGATAAAGAAGTTAAGATTGTTGGCCAAAAAGGTCGTAGTAAAATCAAATATCGTTTTTGTGAACCATCAATGATTAATACTCCACCAGATAAACAGTTGACTTTACCATCCATTGATGTGTCGTTTACATTATTGGCTGAAGATTTTGATTGGGTTATGAAAGCTGCTGGTGTGTTGGGTTCTCCGCAAGTTGCTGTTGAATCGGATGGTTCTAAAGTAACAGTTCTTGCCTTTGATTCATCTGATAGTTCCGCCCACACGGATGCACTTGAAGTTGCTGATGGTAATGGTGATAAGTTTCGTTTCATCTTTAAAACAGAACATCTTGCTAAGTTATTTGGTGGTTCGTATGATGTTCAAATATCATCTAAAGGTATTTCTAACTTCAAACATAAAGATGTAGAATTACAATATTGGGTTTCTACCGAAACTGGTTCAACATTCACAAAGGCTTAATATGTTAAAGATTTTCAAAAATTCATATAAAGGAAATCTTTCGGATTCTATTGCTATTAATCCTGACCATGTGATTGCAGTATATGAAACTAAAGATAGTATTGATGTTCCTGTTACAATGATTTATTGTGGTGTAGTAACATATGAAGTAGAAGATAGTTACCTTGAAGTTATTGCAAGGTTAAGTGAGAAGTAATTTTATGTTGTATTATATTATGAGGTATCGTGATGGAACAATTATTATGGACAGAGAAATATCGTCCTAAAAGTATTGCTGACTGTATTCTTCCTGAACGGCTAAAAACGCCGTTTCAGGAATATGTCAATCAAAGTAACATACCAAATCTTCTTTTGAGTGGCGGTGCTGGTGTCGGTAAGACCACAGTCGCAAAAGCCATGTGTGAAGAAATTGGATGTGATGTTATGGTCATAAATGGTTCCGATGAGGGTCGTTTGATTGATACCTTTAGAACCAAAATCAAAAACTTTGCTTCGTCTATGTCGCTTGCTGGCGGCAGAAAAGTTATTATCATTGATGAAGCAGATTACTGTAATGCCGAATCAGTTCAACCCGCTTTAAGAAACTTCATTGAAGAATTTGCGGGAAACTGTTCGTTCATCTTTACTTGCAACTTTAAAAACAAATTAATTGAACCTCTCCATAGTCGATGTGCAGTTATTGATTTTACACTAAAGAGCAACGAAAAGGCTCAGATGGCCTCTGCGTTTATGAAGCGGGTTCAATTTGTTCTGCAAAGTGAAAATGTTGAGTATGATGATAAGGTTATTGCAGAATTAATCAAGAAACACTTTCCAGATTTTCGCCGTGCTATTAATGAGTTGCAACGTTATTCTCAACTTGGTAAAATTGATACAGGTATCCTATCTCAAATTTCTGATGTAACGATTAATGATATTGTTAAATATATCAAAGATAAAGACTTTGGTGCGATTCGTAAATGGGTTGCAAGTAATGATATAGATGCTGTGGCATTTTATCGTAAACTGTATGATAACCTATATGATGTTTTAAAACCACAATCTATCCCACAAGCCGTTCTTATTTTGGCTGACTACCAATATAAAGGAGCATTTGTTGCTGACCAAGAGATAAACACCGTAGCTTGCCTTACTGAGTTAATGATTAGTGTTGAATTCAAATGAATGAGATAATTTTCAATATTTTTGATTGGATTCGTGCCGATTGGAAATCTCATCCGCTTCGTTTTGTCGTTGAGTTACTAGCATGGGCAATTTCTATTGGATGCTCTATTACAATGGCTCTCACAGTTCCTAACCCACCACTTCTTATACTATATCCAATTTGGATATGTGGTTGTGCCATGTATTTGTGGGCTGCTTACACCCGTAAGTCTTTTGGAATGGTTGCTAATTATTTATTACTTACTACTATTGATACAATTGGTTTAGTAAGGATGATGACATGAGTAATCCATTCAACTATGTAAATGCCATACTTCAAAACAAAAAGCAGATTATAGTTGATGATTTGACAGAAAAAGATTACATACCATTCATGGTCAATCGCTCTCTGTCATATCAAAAAGACTGTATAATCTATGCAAATGAGATGAACCGCAGGCATTTTCTTGATAAAAAACTTCAAAATGACTTTTTACTAAATACAGTAAGGTCTCAAAAGAGGCCTTTCGCCAAGTGGGTAAAGTCTGAGAAAAGTGAAGATATAGAATGTGTGAAATTAATCTACGGTCTATCAGATTCCAAAGCTCGTGAAGCTTTGCGCTTACTTAGTGATGAACAAATCCAAAAACTAAAAGAAAAAACCAATACGGGTGGATAAACATCATGGTAGATTTAAGCAAGTTCGTTGAAATAACACTCAACGAACAGGATGACTTTTTAAAAGTCCGTGAAACATTAACACGGATCGGTGTGTCATCACGCAAAGAAAGAATTCTATATCAGTCTTGCCATATTTTACATAAGCAAGGCCAGTATTACATTGTGCATTTCAAAGAACTATTTGCTTTAGATGGTAAGCCATCCAATATTTCAGAAAATGACATTCAAAGACGAAATGCAATCGCTAAGTTGTTGGAAGAATGGGGTTTAATTACCATTGTTAATCCACAAATTATGATTGACAATATTGCACCACTACATCAAATCAAAATTATTTCATTCAAAGAAAAGCATGAATGGGAATTGGTAACAAAATATAATATTGGTAAGAAGCCAGACCAATTATATTAGTATTCACCTTAGGACCGCTAAGTTGCGAATCGTGGACAAAACGGCTACAACGATAGGGTAGCGCTAGAGCCCGTAACTAGCAATATTGCCGCATCACTTTGTTAAATCTGTTATAATGGATATATTATGAAAACAACCTCAAATTTTAAATTAAGCAAATCAACAAAGCGTCTGTTGGCAACTTTGCCAACAGATATGCGTGGCAATTTTAAACACATGATGATTGATGCTGAAGTTTCTTTTGCTCGTGCTAAGTTAGCAAAACTAAGCAGGAACAAGAATGAAGAAAAAGTATCTTGATGCTCACATGAAGGCAGCTGAGGTATATTCTCAGTTATCTTCCGCTAAAAGATT